ATCACCTTGTGCTCCTGTAGCTCCTTGTGCTCCTGTAGCTCCTTGTGCTCCTGTATTACCTTGTGCTCCAGTAGCTCCTTGTGCTCCTGTAGTTCCTGCTCCTGTAGATCCTTGTGCTCCTGTAGCTCCTTGTGCTCCTGTATTACCTTGTGCTCCTGTATTACCTTGTGCTCCTGTAGTTCCTTGTGCTCCTGTATTACCTTGTGCTCCTGTAGATCCTTGTGCTCCTGTATTTCCTTGTGCCCCGGTAGCTCCTTGTGCTCCTGTAGTTCCTGTTCCTGTAGCTCCTTGTGCTCCTGTAGTTCCTTGTGCTCCAGTATTACCTTGTGCTCCTGTAGTTCCTGCTCCTGTAGCTCCTTGTGCTCCTGTAGTTCCTTGTGCTCCAGTATTACCTTGTGCTCCTGTGACTCCTTGTGCTCCGGTAGTTCCTGCTCCTGTGTCTCCTTGTGCTCCTGTAGCTCCTTGTGCTCCAGTATTACCTTGTGCTCCTGTAGTTCCTGCTCCTGTAGTTCCTTGTGCTCCGGTAGCTCCTTGTGCTCCTGTGACTCCTTGCGCTCCTGTAGTTCCTGCTCCTGTGACTCCTTGTGCTCCAGTATTACCTTGTGCTCCTGTAGCTCCTTGTGCTCCTGTGACTCCTTGTGCTCCTGTAGTTCCTGTTCCTGCTCCTGTAGCTCCTTGTGCTCCGGTAGCTCCTTGTGCTCCTGTACCACCACTACCTCCACCACCTTGACAATGTTTCCTATATTTTTTGCAATTATTACCATTCCATTTTTTGCAAGTACTCATGTATATAATATATATATGGTATATTTATTGCTTTCATAACACTATTAAATCTTGCTAAAATATTCAAAGTGAAGTTATGATTTATTATGGTAATTAAAATAATTATTTCTAAATTATTTTAACAAAAGGGGCCAATGGGTCTTTGAAATTTTTCGACTACTAAAGGTTCTGGGATAAATGATTTCGGTCTATTGAAAAATTTCTTATTGGGTAAACAATTCATTTTGGCAACAACGGGGGATTTGGCTCTAACTAAATTAGTTGAACCAATACCAAATAATGCACTTTCAATATCAGAAGCATTATTGGAGAGAATATTATTATTATATCCGTTTGTCATCATGGGAGTATTAATACCAACACAAGGTAAAGCACTATCATTTGAGATACATTTATATTTATAAAGTGCAAATTGTTCAGCCAATCTTGCGTCTCTTTGTTGTTGACAATATTCACCTTTATCGTTATTTAGTCGCGTTGAACTCATATATGTATTAAGTAGATTTTTTATTTTGTTTTTATTAATTCAGAAATTAGATTTGTGATACTATCTGTAATTTTATTTTCTTTAATCTCTCCAAGACATAGATGAAATAGGTAAAAATACTCCCATGCAAGTAACAAAGTAATACAAACCGATTTATCTAAAGGAAATGGAAAATTATTATATTCATTCATAGTTTTATAAATTGGGTTAAAATGGTCTTTTACCAATGGTATCATTTCTTTATTAATAATATTATTGATAATCTCTCCATTGTATGTTTGAATACCAAATGCTTGCATTAATTCGTTTCGGTAAACATCATCGTCTAAAGAGACATTATAAGTAAGTTTTAATGAATAATTGTACATTTAATATAATTATTCAATAAGTATTTAAATTAGTTGCGAGATAGATAGTCTTGATCTCGTGAAATTTCACGACTGGGCAAACCGCCTCTAATCCATCCATTAGCGGCAACACCTTCTACTAAATTAGCTGGATTTTGGATAGTTGCTCGGAGTGTTGGCACCAAAGGAGTTTCCACATATTGTTGAAATGATTTTTCAGTAACAGTTTTACAGCTTTTAGTTTCAGCGGTATAAGACCCTTGTTGAAGTCTTGATTCGATAACAGGGCGTGGTGGTCCTCTTCCAAGAAAAGGAACTGTTACAAAAGGTCGTTGATAAAGACTAATTTTACATTTTGGATGAGTTTGAATGGATCCAATTTTTAATTTAGAATCACTGCTAATATTACATCCTCCAGCACCACAAGGACCATATCCACCATTATAAAAAATGTCTGGTTGCGCGGTAGCAAATTCAATGGGTTTTTTCATACCACACCAATTCGCAAAATAATTAGTTGTTGAGTATGTACCAAATTCATTATTTTGTGCATCTCTTCCTGAAATGCCACATTGGTCATCTCCAATGCGTGACATATTATTAAATATATAATTAGAAACCGTTGCCATTGCTATATAATTATACTGAATATTTTTATTTTTAAAAAAGTGTATATCTTTGATTATCTTTGGTACATTGAAATGCATCGCCTTCTTTACAAGATGGCATATCACCATAACAGAACTTAGCAAAGGCTGTTTGATCATTGCAAACTTTGGTGTTTGGTGTAGAATAGAAATTCCTCATGGATTGTTCAAAACTAATACTATCTCCTAAATCTAGAAACAATCTTGGATCAGGTCCGACATTACCGGCTTTTTTATTTATTTTTTTCTCTACATTTCTATTAAATGCAGGAGCAGCAGGTTTTCTTTTTGGTTTATCATTTATTTCAGGTAACAAAACATTCATTAAAGGATTTTGCTTCGTTGGTTCAGTAAAGTTAGATTTATGTTTTTCATAATTAGCACAATTAGCAAATCCCTCTTTTAATATTTGTTTATTAATACTATTTTTGGCTCTTTTATGCTTTTGCGTTTTATAGATGATTGCAATTATAACAATAGTGACGGCTGCACTTATTAAAACCTTAACAGATTTTGTCATTAAATATCCTAAAACGGAGAGAATAATAACAATTCTAGTTATTGCATTTAATTTTGCTACATAACTTAAATTACTGACCGGGAAAATTTCAGTCACATGATCTTTATCCACTAATATTAAAGGATTGTTTAACCAGAATGTATTGCTCATGATATATATATTTCTATTTATTTTTTATTCTTGCGATTCTTCTTTTTTCTTCTTCGCTTGTTTCTCTTAGATTGCCGTGTTTCCTCAACAGTCATAGTCAATTGATTGGTATTAGCGTTTGCCTGTCTGGCGGCCGCTAGTTGCTGTTGTAAAATTTGAATTTGTTGATCCTTTTTCTGTGCTTTTCTTTGTTCCAGTTTTCTAAGCATTCTTTCTTTCTGCTTGGCACCTCTCATATTTTGATTTAATTTACCTTTCATCGCATTCATATTTATTTTACCATTTTTGCCTAATCCAGGCATTCCCATTTGATTTAACATATCTTTCATATTGGACATCCCGGGCATCGTTTCCATTTGTTCCATTAAATCCATTGCTTCTTGCATTATTTCACTTTCTTTTAATTCGCCTGATTTTAATTTACTATCAAGTTTGCTACCCACTTTTTTTATCATATTCATTAACTTTGCGGGATTTTTGAATAATGTTTGAAACACATCACCTACTGATGTTACTCCAGATATATCTGCATTTAATTCATTCATAGTTTCTTCTGTGATTTCTGCAGCAAGTTTACCTAAATTACCCTGAAGCATACCATTAATATGATTATGTAGATCTTCAGGATTTGGCAAATCATTTGGATCAATATTAGATATATCGGGTGAAAATGGACTATCTCCGCTCATATCAAAGATATTAGACATCTGTTCCATAGTTTCTTCCAATTTTGTTCGAAGTTCTTCTTCATCGATTGCTTCGAATAATTTTGCAGTATCGCCAAATGATTTGCCATCATTTTCAGTATTAATTACCGAAAATAGTATAAGTTGTAAATATTTCCATATTACTAATTTTGTATTTTCAGTAATTTCTTGAGTCCATAAGTTCGCAAATTCAATCCCTGGTAGAAAATGTGTATCAATCTCATCATTTGTAAAAATATCTTCATTTTGATATAGGAAATCGAAAAATCGTTTGGGATATATATTTTTAATGTAGTTAAATAATACATTTACCGATTCAGTATCATTATTATCGTTAAGTATATCTACTAAACCAGGATCTAATGTACCAGAGTGCTCTGGAAATGTTGTTAAAAGATCTGTTAAAAAGTCTTTCATTACTTTGCAGAATTCTTTTGAAGCAGGAGTATTTGATTCAGACATTTATATATCTAAATCAAATAAATTATTTAAGTGAAACTAAACACTATTGTTTTGAAAATACATATTGCATAATTTAGTTAGATTCTGAATGTATTTCATAGATTTTTTTTTATTATCTTCACCCATATTTCTAATTTTATCACGAAAAGAATCAATGGTTTTTAAAATCTTTCCTTTATTGTCGCTTCCTTCTAAATCTTCATTATAGTCTTTGTTAATAAAGTATTCTAAATCACCGTTTAAAATTTGGTCTTTGTATGAATCGTTAACACATTCTTTCCACCCAATAATTACAGATTTTGGATTTATTTTAATCAAACCTTCCAGAAAGACACTACCCGTTCGCAAATGAGCATCATTAGGAAATACCTTTCTTATTTCATTGACAAATTCTATTAAGTGTCCAGTAAAAGCTTTTAAAATGCTCATATTATGTTATATGTATCATAATATGATTTTTTTTAAATGATAATTAACGTTTTTGTCTAACCTCATTTGCGCGTTCCATTTGTAATTTACCCAAATCAACTGTTCCAATTTTATTTGGTTCATAGTCATCGGGAGGTGTTGCAATGGTGTCATTTTGTGTTATAGTACAATAATTATGCATCTGTCGTATACCACCATTTCCTTTTGCAGACAATTCTTCTGCACTTTGATCTAAATAAGAATAATTATCAGATAAATTATTCCCCATTTCACAAAATGAAAATGCTTGTGGTTCACCATTAAAATTAGTTGCTTGATTCATAATTGCCGTTTCACCAGGACTTAAATAATGAGTTATTTCTTTAATACCGGTAACTACTCGATTTCCATGATGTAATAATAAAACAGCTGGTACCGTGGTAATATTGGGAGGTAATAATAAACGTTGGCCTGTTTCCAAAACAATGTGTGTTGTTCCATCGGTATGTTTTTCTCTTTTATCAATGCATACAAAATGTATGTCATCTTTTGTTTTCGTTCTGGCAATTTTAGTTATTAGTTCTTTACAATGTTTACAAAATTTACTATAATATAAGACAGAACTCATCTAATATTACCAATGAATTAGAAACAAGAAATATAACTCAATAAAAAATTGATATAATAATATATTATTTATGTATAGCAAATAATGAGTGCCCAAATAGCCAAGAAGCCTAAAGCAGATAGTCATTTAATATCATTTAAAGGAGAAGAAAATGGTATTTTGACAGTTATCATAGATGGTGTAAATGTATCTTATATAAATGCCATTCGTAGAACAATTTTATCCGATATTCCCACACTAGTATTTAATTGTTTTCCTCATGATAAGAATGATGCAGATATTCATATCAATACTTCGAGATTAAATAATGAAATTTTGAAACAACGGTTAATGTGTATTCCTATACATATTTCAGATTTAGATCTTCCATACAAGGAGTTGATAGTGGAAATCAATATGAAGAATGAATCTGAAAATACAATAGATGTTACTACAGAACATTTCAAAATTAAAAATACGACAAGTGGAAAACATTTACAGGAATCAGCTGTGCGAAAAATATTTCCTCCCTGTCCTATCACAGGAGATTTTATTCTGTTTGCGAGATTGCGTCCACAGGTGTCAACAATTGCTCCTGGTGAAGAATTGTCTATTAGTGTCAAAATGTCAATACATACAGCAGCGGAAGATGGTACATTTAATGTCGCTTCAACCAGTGCATACAAATTTACCCCTGATAAGATAAAACAAGACGATGCGTGGCAATCAAAAATGGCTGAAATTTCAGCCGAAGAAAAAGAAAACCCTGATGTCATTGCTTTGCTGCAACAGAATTGGTATAATCATGAAGGATTGAGATATTTTAAGAAAGATAGTTTTGAATTTAAAGTTGAAACACTTGGCGTGTTTACCAATGAAAATCTAATCAAAAAAGCTTGTGAAATTTTAATAGAAAAATTAACAAGCGTAGGACAAAAAGCGATAGGAGATCTTCCTGTTGAAAAATCGGTATCCACTATTGAAAATGCAGTCGATGTGAGGTTGGATGGTATGGGATATACTGTGGGTAAAATTATAGAATATGTTCTTAATAAGAATTATTACCAAGGAGAAAAAGTGAAAACCTTATCCTATGTTGGATTTAGAAAAAATCATCCACACGATGAACATAGTATTATCCGAATGGGATTTATTAAGGACCCTTTTGATGAAGACCAAATTCCCCTGATAAATGCAGGGAAAGGACTTATAAGAAATGCGTGCGAGGATGCTATTAAAGTTTTAGCTGGTATTATGGAAGAATTTAAATAGATTATTTATGTCTGTTCTTTTTGAACAACATTAGCATCAATTTCACATCGACGCAAGTCATAATTCATAGAATACATAAGTTTTGCAGGCTCTAAAGAATTTACATATTTGATAACTATTTGTCTTGATATGTAATGTCCCAATTCACGCAAATCGTTTAAATAAATTTGATGTAGATTAAACATATGAACCCGGAATTTCTTGGGAAACTCTTTCAAAGGTTTTTCTTTTTGCACATAACATCTTCTATAATTTTCCCAAATCTGCATTGTGAATTTATGTAAATCATTTCGCAATTGTGCAAAAGTGGTTCTGTATTCTTTATAATATTTCAAAAATTCTCCGACTTTACCAACTTGTCGTAAAGAGTAGTATTGAAACTGAATTTTAGGGCTATTTCCTTTCAATCTACGCACATATTCATATGTTGGGTTTCTTAATTTACTGCGTAATCCTGTTGAAGGATTGTAAATATTTGCCCCTGTAATGCGATAATCTAAATTCATTTGATTAAAATAATCTTCCAAATCTTGCCATGACGATCCTTTATAGTCTGAGTATTGTTCGAGTGTTTTAGGAAATAGTATATTGGGTACTTTACATTGATGTTTATCAAGGACTGTAACATTTGTTCCCTCTATTCTATATAATCCAGTTAGTACTATCCTAGCTGTATTAAAAGGAATCACAATTCTATTATCTGGGTGTTGCAAAACAAATGAATAACACAAAGTTTTATCAAATTGCTCAAATTCAATCTGTTGATTATTCATAGCTTCGAGAAACATTGTGCGAAATGTTTTTTTGTTATCTTGATAAAACGCATATTTGCCACCCAAACTATTTTTTGTCGCAATATCCCATTCATCTAAATAATCATTCCAGAATAAATTTATCATTGTACCTTCTACCAATTCTTCTAGAATATAATTATCATATTCATTATCTTTGACAGATGAGAATGGTAAAGATTTTGGCGGTGAATATATATATACTTTCTTACCATCCGTTAATACAGAACGAAATAAACCAGCCGTTTTATAATTTGCTTCACACAGATTATTTTTAATATATTGTAGAAAGTACCATTTTACGGTATCTTCGCAAGTAATTATCTTATGTTGTAAATTTTCCGGACAGTTTGGTAATGATGTGATATCGAAATATTGGTCTAGGTGTATGGTTAGAGTATTAGACATGTTTTTATATGTATGACCGATTCTCTTTAATTCGATTTTAAATCAGTTTTCGTTGTTGAGATAATTTCTACTATAAGTATAAGATAATGTCTGCAAAAGAACAACCAGAACAAGAATATTTTTTAGAACTGGGTGATATTATTAGACTTGGGGCACCTGATAATGACAATCTTGATCAAATAACTTTTTACATTGATTATTTAGATGAAAATAGAGCTACTTTGGTAAATCCTGAAACCTTAGAGGAAATAGTGGTAAATATCCTAGATAATCAGTTTACAGATGAAAGTATAGATGAAATAGAATTTATTAGTCGTCCGGTTGAGAAAGGATATGCACGACAAAATGGTTTAACAACAGGTACGTGGATCAGCATTCAATTGGGAGGAGATGTACCTTTAACAATTAATGGTCAAATAACCGACCTAGAAAATGATATGATAGAAATTTCAACATATGGAGATAATAAAAAACTATATATAGATTTTGCTTATAAAGGGCTCCCATTAGATTTGCCAATCGAAAACATTCGCTCATTTGAGCCCCCAAAAGCAAAAGAGGATATACCCGATTTAGATTTAAGCCCAGAGCTGTTAAGTCCAGAAGAACTTGAACCATTGAGTGAGGATATTTTCATGCCAGTCATAGATGTTTCTACCCATTTAAAACAGGTTTTGTTGGATGCTGATTCAATTACTTTTGGAGAAAGTTTAGAAGAGATTACGGAGTTGATTCCTGTAAAAGTAACAGAAAAACGATTTGGTTTGGAAACACAGACAAACGATTTATTAGATGATTTATTATCTTCTATCCCAACGGCTAAACGAACGCCACTGGTATTAAACAAAATACACATTATGATAGAACGGTTTAAACAACTGCGGGAAATGTTTTCCATTCTAACCAATGATGGTATTGATAAACCCATTGTAAAAACTGCACAATATAAACCTTTAGTGGAAAGATTAGAAAAATTAAACAAGAAATTATATTGGTGTTTACCAATTGTGAAAAATAGGAAAAAATTATACAATATTAATGTCGATGATGAAGAAGATATGGGTAGAGATTTTATTTCTACTACTCTTGCGGAAAGTCAAATAGAAATGGCACGATTAGTAAATGAATTTAAAACGAATAGAGTTCCAGATGGGCAAAATAAATATTTATATCTATATCGCAATCTTAATAAGCTATTGGAACCTTTTACACTCCCAACTGATAAAGTCGATGTTATGATACAAAAAGGCGTTGATACAAATATATTAGCTGTTCTGGATAATTTGGAAAATTTTTATTCAACCACGGCCAAAAATGAAGCTCCTCATAGATGTCGTTTTGTTCTTAGTTCTTATGACAAAGCTCTATCTCATATAACTTCGTCTGATATAAAGAAACCATTAAGTACTGGAGAACGAGTTCAAATAGCTAGTAACGATAAAATGGCTATTACAGGATTTTTAACTTTGCCGGAACCTGCATTAATTTATTCAAAAATCAATTTGCCAAGCACATCTATATTATTGAAAGCACGATTAAATCATTTGATATTTAACTACTTTTCCATTTTAAATAATAGCACATCGGTAACGGATGAAAATATCGTTGAAGAAAGCGATAAAGGTCCAGTATATAATGAGAAAAATTTTTTGGAGGGATACAAAGCTATTAAATTTTCACAAAAAAATAATTTTGACGACAGAAATCAGGAGACAGCATATAAAGATTTTCTAGAAAAAATGATTCCAAAAACAAAAATATTATTTGATTTGGTTAAAAAATTCATTATAAAACATCAACAGGGAATTTCTTATTTGAAAATTATAGAATATTTAGAACCATTTCTTATATATCCAGACGATATAACATTCAAACAATATGAAAATATAGTGAGATTCATGGATGAACGAATCTTAATATTAAAACGCGAATTTATTAATAGTACTACGGATATACAACGCTATTTAAAAGCTACATATGGACATTTGCCAAAAACAAATGATAGTATATTATTTAATTTATTGGGTACAGGTGATAGTATATTTACTATGTATGGTTTAACTAATCAACCTATATGCTCTACTGTTGTGTTAAATACAATGATAGGCATTGATAATATGCGATTATTTTCAACAGTGGTTTCATTAAAAGATATTGATTTATATCAACCGGTGGATATTCATGCTATTTTAGATCAGGTTCAAAAAGAAACAGATGCCGATATTACAGACTTAAAGAGTAAAGAAACCCAGTGTAAAAATTTTGTATTGGCAAAACATTATATGGATATCGATGAGTTAAGGGAAGATGATGATTCCACTGATGTATATTTTGATAAGAAATATGATACAACCCGTTATGATGTAGGAGAAGAATTCAGAGAAATTCGTGAGGGTATGGATGATGCAGCCTATAGAGATTTTATTTTTACTCATTTAATGAAAAATGTTGGTTTAACCGATTCACAGGCAATTACAGAATCTGATGCATTAACGCAGGGAAAACGCAGAGTATCTGAAGGTGATTATGCTTATATAGATGATGTCGATGGAGAATTCTTATATTATAGACGAACAAATGATAATAGATGGGTAAGAGACGGTGAGTTAGATGGCTTGCAACCTGGAAGCGAAATGTTTTGTAATCTTAAGAAAAGTTGTTTGCAAATTAAAAGCCAGTGTAGTACATTACCAATAGGTCAAGAAAAGGTGCGCAGTGATTTAACAAAGGAAATATTAGATCAATTTGATTTAGAATTTAATATGGAGTATCAACAATTGGTAAATAAATTAAATGATGATCTCAAAACTTATGAAGATAGACTGCCTATGTTAAAATTAATAAAATTGCACAGATTTTTAAAGGATGATCTGTTGCAGCAATCTATAGGAGAGAAAATTCAAGATAGAGAAATAGTTGTTTCTCCTTATGCTAGTTTAAGAGACCATATTCTGTCACAATCAGATTTTGTGCAAAAACAATCTAATATCTTAACTTTTGTAGCCAAAGTATGTAGAGAACCATATTGGAGTGCTACAGATCCTGAAAATGACTTTTGGTATTATTGTAAAAAAACTGATGTACCATTATTACCTACATTTTATACTGAATTAGCAGAAGCTTTTACACGAGGGGAATATAAAACTATATTGGAACAAGTATGTGCAAATAGGGGTCAAATAAGCGATGATGGAGAGAAAGTCGTTGATAAATATAGTGGTTATGTAATCAGAACAATAGAATATGATACGGGTGAAGGATTTGATGATGCTGGTTATAAAATTGTTAGTAGAGAGGTATTGGAGAAAGACATTGGTGATGTTCTGATTAATATGAGTCATAAGGAAATGCCACAGCTTCAATCACCAGATGCTGAAATGATTTACAAAGTATTAAGTATGTTGGATAGGAGCATGGGCATTGATACAGAATCAGAATATGATTTTGTAATTAGTAATGTAGTTGAAGAAATAAAACATTATATTGGAACAAAGACAACATACAATGCTAGACAAAAAGCACGTCAAATAAAAACCGGTAAAAAATTTCCGAAATATGAAATTGCACATGATGACACTCTTCTTACCTTCACTTTATCATATTATTTAATTGCTATCCAGACAATGATACCATCTATAATTACAAAAAAAACATTTCCGGGTTGTGTGCGCTCATTTATTGGATTCCCTTTGGACCCAGACGGTGAAACATCGTCATTATTATATTTAGTATGTGTTATTTTGAAACTGCGACAAAATACTCGACCTTGGTCAGCACTACCGAAAATCAATAGACGAAAAGAAGAAAGCGTTACTGCTAAATTTGCTGAAAAAGTAAAGAAACGAATAGTATCTATTCTTGATAAATCTATAATACAGCATAAATTAGAATCTAAAAGAGCATATGTGGAACATAATGTCGAAGATGATATTCCTGAATTATTTGATGTTAGACAGTGGAATACATTTTTACCACCATTATTTCCAGTAAAAATGAAACAAATTTCTAATATAAGTAAGACCTTTGAAAATGTATTAATCTCAAATCTACAAAGCGGATCAAATAACCAATTCAGTCAGTTAAATACATTACGCGGTAAACTAATAGCATTTTCATTTCATATTCAAGATCTAATTCAAAGAGTCGTTAATAAAGAGGCACCCTTATTAAAAAATTTATCCGATGAACCGATGTTAGAAAACGCGTGTTGCAATGAAGGTATTCGTGAAACTATTCGTTATTTTATGGATAAGGAAGGGGGTATCAAAAGATACAATGATATAGTTATTAATTTGGAACGTATATTAGATATAGTCAGCGATTATGAAACAGTCAATTATATTTTTTCACCATTGGATACTCACTTAAAATATCAAAAATTATCGGAACATTTTTCAGAAGAGACAATTTATGTGTCGTTTATACGATTTTGTGAATTTAATATTCCATTTGCAGAACATATTCGTAATATATGTCGAAACCCGATCGTACAACAAATGCGTAAAAGTAATAACGAATATTCTATACATGACAGTATTGACAAATTAAAACACGAAGGTATTGTTATTTCTCAAGCTACCTTTTATCAAATTCTAGCAGCGGTTAATAAAACCAATATTATTGATATAAATCTTCATCCTGTAAGATTAAGTGAACGAAAATCATTGGAACTTAAAATTGCAGAATTAAAACAAAAGAAAGCGCCAATTATTTGTAATCCCGATATTTTGGATGCATTTACAGCGTTAATAGATACATTTGATACAATAAGACAAGGTGATAATGAAAGTTATTTGGCTATGAATGGATTTTTAGATGAAAATATCGAACATTTTCAAACGCAAATTATTGAATTTTTACATAATATGAATATAACTCGTGGAATAGAAACATTTTTTGATACTATGACTAATTGGAAATTAAGGGGTGAAAATATATATATGACACAGGAAGATGAAACAAGTGTTACAATGTTTACATTTTATAACACATTTATTAAGAATATAATGCGCGTATACCCAAGCCTGATTATGAATAGCGTTGATTATAAAAATGTATCTTTGCCCAAACATTGGAAAATAAGTGAAAAACATATTACAGATGTTAAAGCTTTGATTTTTAGTGAAACAAGTAGTTTGCAAAAATTTTATAAAGATTCTGAACTATTTCCGGCGTTAAAGTACATTCAAGAACAAAGCAAAGATATTATAGAATTAATGGAAGCAACTAGTTTATTTGCGGACTTAGTATTAATTAATAATACGGTTGAAAGTACTATCATTAATGGTAATATATTGGGGAAATTAGTAAAATTTTATATGTTATGTAGTATATTTATATATATTAAATCAATTGATATAGATTTGGAAGCGGAGGATTTTGAAGAAAGAGAATTGGAATTATTAGGTTTAACAGATGATACTGGGATAGAAGATTCTGTTCGTAAACAAATTTTAGAAGGTAAAAAGGATAAACTTGAGAAGAAAGTAGCTTCTTTGTTAGGAACATATATAACTATTATGGAAAATGCGAAATCTAAAATGAATTTGAATAACGAAGATATTACTAAGAATGTATTGAAAGCTAAGGAAAAAGAGAAAAATAAAATTACAAAAAATTTGGGAGATTTAGCCAAGCCCGAGCGCGAAGTAGAAAATATTCTTAAAGAACACCGTTTGGGCAAATGGAGTTTAGGTCAAACAAGAGCATTGTATGAATATGATGCTAATCAATATGATAAAGAAAGACAAGAAATAGAGGATGATATGTTGATGGAATTACGATTAAACAATCATGATGAAGTAACGGAAAGAAACAGAGAAATATATCGACTTGAAGAAGTTGAAGAACAAGTGCACAGAGAACGCATGAATGCTGAGCTAATGGCATCATTTGCGACAATGGCAGACGATGATGATTATGGAGAGAGGGATGGTGATGAAGGGTATTGAAGTAATTAATTAATAAAAACTAATCTATACATAAATTATTATGTATAGATCATTTATTCGACGTAATATTACATCAGTTGCTATTATTATTTTTGTTGTTGTATTTTGTCTAGTACAAGTGTACGCACCACATTTTCTATATAATGAAGATGGTTCCTTACGACAGTTTGGTATTGGATATAAAAAAAAAACAGTAATACCCAATTGGTTAGTAGCACTCTTATTGGCAATTCTTAGTTATTTATTTGTCTTATATTATTTAGCAATTCCTAAATTAAAATTTTAATCTTGTACGGTAAATAATTTTGGTTTTGATTCTTTTGATTTTGTTTTAGCTACTTGTGCTTCATATTTAGCAGCAGCAGCTTTTCTTTGTGCCGTTGGAATATCACATCCGCCATGCGAAAGTTCCATTATTGCATTAAATGTAGTAGAAATAACTAAAGCACCACACAATCCTATCCACATAAATTCAGCAATTGAATCTTTTAAAACTACGAATTCCCATAATTTATGATATGCTGGTTTACTTCTATAATTAGATTTTAGTAGTTTATCTTTATTCATCTTGTTTAAGAATAATTCGAAATTGAATGGAGTTATTTCATTTATAACTATCGATTGGTTATCGCAGATTTTTTGTATTAACTCTCCGGTTTTTTTTGATTTCAATAAATCAGAAAACGCACCACCAACACCCAACATATACACTGTCAAATACCCAATGGTGTTGGAAAAGGGCGATTTCCATCCTGGTAATATTTTCATTATTATCATTATAAGCCCTAAAATAAAGAAATTAGGAATAATTGTATAAATAAATGAAGTTGCAATCTGTGGTGTATCATTGCATAGTGCAGCAGAATTGCGAACATTGATAAACAGTTGTGATCCTACGACTAATACAACATACATTAAAGAAAGTATAGTAGCCCCTGTTCCAGATGGTACAGGGGGTCCTTTTCTATCAATGAAAAAGAACTTAGCTAAAAAATATGCAAATGTTAAAAATCCAAATATACCTACGGATAAACCTGCCGATATCATTGTATATATAATAATTATGTATTATATTTTTCATTTTTTGCTTTTATTAAGTATATAGATGTTTTCAATAAGAGGACCAACTTTAACTGAACCCGGTGTTAAGTATTTTTTAAGGGAAACATTAAAACAATGTCACGATAAAAGGGCCACATATTATAATATTATATGGAATTGTGGTTTTTTTTTATTTTTATTAATATTAATTGGAGTGATATTAGCTTACAGAAAAAGACATAAGTTGACCCCAGAAGAAAAAAAAGAAAAAAAAGAAAAAGACCACGCGCATGTGATGGTGAAAATTAAGGCATTAAGGGAAGAAAGAAAAAAAATGAATAATGAAATTATTACAAATCTCCCTAAATTTAAAAGTAGTTTTGAGGTAATGCATAAAAAATATTATGCCGTATAAATATAATGGATACCCCACCATCACCCGATTTTGGTTTTGATAGACCTACACCTCCCACTCCCCCCGAGTTGTTGCATACTGAAAAAACTTCAAAAGTTGACGATCAAAAAGATGAATCACCTTATTTGCCAGAAAGTCCTACATGGGGCCCCGATGACACTCCATCTCCTCAAGAAGATATTAAAACACCAGTATCATTAACACCTAAATCTCCATCAGCTCATGATTCATCCAAAGTAGAGGAAGCGATGAAGCGATATTATAAATTAAAAGGTGCATATGATAAAAAATATAATGATGCAAAAAAAAAACTTACTGCCGCTGGAAAAGGATTAAGCGTTGATAAAATTAAAAAGAAACTAAAAAATCTGCGCATAGGATGTATTAATTGTAAACAAAGTGGTGGAACATTATTCACTGAGGATATTAATGGTAGAAGCCTCCTGACAGCTAAATGTGGTCATACAGAAGCTCCTTGTGCTTTAGATATCCAAATTCAACAAGGAAAATGGATGTTACTTCCCACTGCTGCAAAAATGACACAAGACAGTTTAGATGCAATTAAGGCAGATATAATTGATTTAAAATTGGATTTACTTTTTGGTTTAAGGACAGAAGAACAAATTACGGATCAATTTACCACTGATAAAACTACTTACAAAGAACAGACAAAACAGTTAAATTTACTAACAGGAGTTATTGAATCAGAAAATAAAATAAAAGTAGATGGACACGCTGAGGACGATATACCTAGGAAAATTCCTATTAAACAATATCTGGAAATCAAAAATGCACAATTGCAACAATTAATTACAACATTTAAAGAACTAATTGCTGATTATATCACAGATATAGATGACATAGAACAATCTAATCAACTCCTAAAACAAGCATTAAATTTATATGTGGAACAAATTTTTCCGCTTATGACCAAAATGCGTGAAAGTACATATGCTGTTACAATGATGGATCATGAAGAAGAACAAGGTTTGTTTATTATGAAACAGGTGAAAACGCTTTTAAAAAATCTAGATTTTGAATATGAATTTGGTAAAATTATATCAGATAAAAAATAAAATCAATATATATATGAAATTTATAAATATACCAGTATTTATTATTAGTTTGGCGATTGGTATTTTTTTAGTTTATATAGGAAGTCCTAGGCCAAACATTATATATGTCTATCCTAATCCGGACAATCTGCACAAAATGCAATATAAAGACAAAAGCGGTGCTTGTTTTGGATTTGATGCTGAACAAGTTACTTGTCCTACAAGAGATGATTTAATTCGGAAATATCCTATACAAGAAGGACAGAAAGCGAAGAAATAAGTTTTATAGTCTTTATATATATATGAATATCAATTTTAAACGATTATTGTATAGTTCTTTAGGTCAAATAATTATTTCTATGCTATTGGGATTTGGGTTAGCCACATTATTTAGAAAGGCGTGCAATAAAAGAAATTGTTTAATATTTAGAGCTGCCCCATTAAGCAAAATTAAGGGACAAATTTTTAAATATGATGATAAATGTTATAAATTTAATCCAAAATCCGAAAGTTGTACAAAGGCGAAAAAAAGTGTAGAATTTGCGTAATTCAAGCCATCTATCAATATAAGATATTATATATGGCTTCTGATTCGACTAGTATAGATGATCTACCAGGTGGTAGTAATACCAATCAACAGAATAGGGTTGTACTAGAAAAGACGGAAATACCTGCTGAACAACCGCCGTTATTACCACAAGAATTATCATCCGATTCAATTAATAAAATTGTTATGGGTTTACAACAAGCATCCTCTACTGGTATGACTTCACTACCTACCAGTCATATTCCTATGCAAACACAAGCACACATGCAGGACCCTCAAATACAACCCAATTATGTTCCGACAACAGAAAAAAGTGATTATATTGACCAACACGATACTATTCAGTCATTGATGCAACAAAATAAAAGTACCAAACAGGAACAAGATAAGTTAGATATTTTATATAGCGAATTACAAATGCCCGTAATAATAATGGCATTGTTTTTCGTGTTTCAAATGCCTTTTTTTCAAA